GCTCTATATCAGATGACGGCGCATCTACTTGTTTTGAATAACATGCTTAACGAAAACGATGGTGCGCCTGTAGGGCTGACGCAAGACGCACAGGTTGACAAGGTGAAGGTCAGTCTAACCCCGCCACCTGATCGCGGCCAATTCGGCTATTGGCTTAACCTGACAGGGCCAGGCGCTGCTTTGTGGGCATTGCTGGCCCAAAAGGCGGTTGGCGGCTTCTACGTCGCTGGAAACCCCGAAAGGCTAGGCTTCAGGCGCGTAGGCGGCGGCTTTGGGCCGGGCTGGAACGGCGGCTGGCGTGGTTAAGGTTGTTCGCGTGCCAGGGCCAGGGCATCGCATCCTAGCCGCTTTGGCAACGCTAGGCGAGTTTCAGGCGCGAGTCGGTTGGTTTTCTTCGGCTAAGTATCGGAACGGCGTAGCGGTCGCTTATATCGCGGCAATTCAAGAATTTGGTTATGCGCCTAAAAATATACCGCCTCGTTTGGGTTTGCGCGATATGTTGAAAAAACAGCAAGGCGAATATCGCACGCTTGCAAACCAGATTGTGCGGGCTGTGATGAATGGAATGCCAGCTAAAGACGCATTGATTGCGATTAGCGGTAAAGCTGAAGGCGACGTAAGAAAAAGCATTACGCGCGACGGAATAGAACCGCTAAAGAAAAGCACGCTTCAAAATCGTGCGTCACGTCTTGGCATACCTTTAGACGAATTGACGGAAACAGGCAAAAAACCTTTAGTTGAACCGGTTATGAGCAAAGCGGCTGGCGGCGGCGCTGGTGGTTTGTTGCTTTCGACTGTGACAAGCATGGTTGTTCCGAAAGGCGCTAAAGACGAATGAAAGTTTTAGGCGGTCATATCCTGAAACGCGCTATGGCAACCGTAGGGTCAGAACGGCCGCAATGGTTTAAATTTTTGAGCAAAACCGAAAACGCGGCCGGTTATGACGTGGCAACTTATGCTGACCCAGTTTATATTACAGCGCAACCGCAAGCTATTTCACGCGCGCAAATCCAATACAACGGCTTGGATTTTGAAAAAAATTACATGATGTTTTACACCGAAGCACCGGTTAACGATTTGATGCGCGACGGTGAAGCCGATAGGATTTGTTACAAAGGTCAAATGTTTGAAGTTGTAGCAAACACGGCTTGGAAAAAACCCCAAGGTTTTGTTGGCGTCATGGCTGTTCAAGTTGCATGAACGAAAACGCTTTAGGAATAATTATTAAAGCGGCATTAGATGCTGGTTTTGCGTCTTTGCTAACGGTCGTCACGCCTTTGACTGTCGCGCCTAATACTAAAATACGGCATCAACCGACAACCCAAGGCTTACCAACACCGCCAACAATTTATTGGACGGCGGTATCTGATGAATTTTTTGGTTATTTGAAACGTTGTGACGTTTATGACGAAGCAACGTCAACAATGGTTCATACCGAAGAACAACCTGTTATCACAACGTTTCAATTTAACTGTACGCTAATTCAAGACCCTAGTAATCCTAATCAGCTTACGGCTAAAGATTACTTGAATTATGCGAAGTCTATATTGCAAAGTGATGTTACGCGGTTAGCGTTGCAGGCGCAAGACGTTCAAGTTTTGCGCGTAAAAACCGGTAGGCAAGTTTACTGGATTGATGATAAGAGAAGGATGGAAGCTGACCCTTCTTTCGACTTAGAATTTGCCCATACAGACATAATAACAACGACAACGCCTAGCACGACTATTTTTGAAGCCGGTATTTATCCGGTCTAACCCGTAGGAGTTTACGCCGTGGCAATTTCTTTTACTCGCTACATTGACATAACGTCAGGCGTTGGCGGTGCGGGCGCTGTTAAAGCACGCGATTTGATTTTACGTGTATTCACGACAAACCCGCTTGTTCCGGCTTTGTCTTATCTTGAATTTGAAACCGCTGCTGAAGTTGGCGAATATTTCGGCACGACTTCAGAAGAATATTTGCGTGCATCGCCTTATTTCGGCTTTGTATCTAAGCAAATTACAAGCCCGGATAAAATCAGCTTTGCACGTTGGACGAACGTGGCTGTCGCGCCGTATGCGATTGGCGATGCAACCGAGACTGACACGCTTGCACAGTTGCAGGCTATAACAGCCGGTGAAATGACAATTACGATTGGCGGAACAACCGAAGTTCTGACCGCTATTAATTTTTCAACCGATATGAGTTTAGCGGCCGTAGCTGCAACGCTTCAAACGAAGCTTCAGGCGGCGGGCGGCGCGGCTTTTTCGGGCGCGACTGTCACCTATAACGCTATTCCTGGCAATTTTGAAATAACTGGCGGAACGACTGGCACGGCTGGCGGGACAATTTCTTTTGCGAGCGACGTAGCGGAAACTGTATCGCTTGCACTTGGTTTCTTATCGCCTAATGCAATTCTTTCGCCCGGTAACAATGTCGAAACCATACCGCAAACTTTGCAAAACTCTGTGAATGCGTCAACAAATTTTGCGTCTTTCGTGTTTACGAATGCAGCCAATCTTACGCTACAGCAAGTTGAAGCGGCGGCGGCTTGGAACCAAAATAACAATCCTTCGGTTGATTTTGTCTATCTAGTGCAAGTGACGGCCGCTAATGCGGCGGCTTGGAGTGCAGCGCTGGCGGGTTACGAAGGCACATGCTTGACACTCGCGCCTTTGTCTACAGAATACCCGGAAAGCACGCCTGCAAAAGTCGCGGCGGCAACGAATTACGCGAATCGCGGCGCTTCGGCTAATTACAGTTTTCAGGTTGATAGCAGCCTGACGCCAAGCGTCACGGATGACACTGACGCCAATACGTATGACGCTTTGTCGATTAATTATTACGGTCAAACACAAATTAATGGTCAGGAAATAAATTTCTGGCAAACTGGCGTTATGATGGGAACTGGTGAAGCCGTTACTGTTTTGACCGATTACTATAACGAAATTTGGCTGAAAGGCACAATCGGCAACTTGTTCATGTCAGCTTTGCTTGCGCTAAATCAAATTCCAGCTAACGCGCAAGGCATAGCTATCGGCTTAAATATTTTGCAGCAAGCCGTAGCACTAGCTGTTTTCAATGGCGTGATTAGCGTTAGTGAAGAACTGACCACAACGCAAATTCAATATATTGTTTCGCTTGCTAACGCAAAAGCCGCTGCACAAGTCGCGACGATTGGCTATTGGTTCAACGTTTCGTTTTCAAGCAGCGTCAACAATGCTGGCAAGACTACTTATCAGATGAATTATATTCTGATTTACGCGAAAGAAAACGTTGTTAATAAGGTTGTCGGTTCGCACGTCCTAATCTAACCGGGCGCGGCTTCAATGTGTGGGCATGTGATTAGGAGTTTTTGAAATGACACAAGACGTTTCCGGTTTTGGCCTTGCTCTAAATATCGTTGCAAGTTCGACATATCCAAACGGTGTTTCCGTCACGCAGTTTGCGAGCGACGTTGACCCTCTAGACATTCCAGAAGTTAAGATTGCTGACTTTGAAATGGGATTGAATGGCGATTTGGTCACATGGTCGCGAGCAATGCCTATTGTGGTAAAGCTTGCAATTATTAATGGTTCTGATGATGACCAAAATCTCGCTGTTCTTTTTGAAGCTAACCGTGTCGGTCAGGGCAAAACTTCGGCGTATGACCTTATTAGCTTTACCGGTGTTTATCCGGCTGGCAACACGGTTAGCTTGTCAAACGGCAAAGTCACAGACTTTTTGCCAGGGTCAAGCGTTGCAAGCAACGGACGCCAGAAAACAAAAACGTATTCGTTTGTGTTTCAAAACATAACCGTCACACAGCCGATAACGCAAGGCTTGTAATATGCCTGACCTTCTTTATCCGAAAGAAATAGAAGTTAAATGTCTTGACGGTACGGAACGCACCTATACGATATCGCGTTTTCCAGCGATTGCCGGGCGCGAGATTGTCGCAAAATATCCGCTTTCGGCCGCGCCGAAGCTTGGAGATTATGCGACAAACGAAGAAACCATGCTAAAGCTTATGAATTATGTCGCAGTCATGCCTACAAGTGGGCCATTGCTTAGGCTATCGACAAAAGCCTTAGTTGACAATCAT